GAAAATTAAAATGAAGTGGGAAGGTTTTCAATCTCTCGATTTAAGCAATGTCGAGCAAGCTGGGTCATTAAGACTGGCCCCCGGTGAATATGTAGCTGTCGCAGAAAACGCTAGAGTTGAGTCGATAGGCGAAACCAACAACAAAAGATTGGTAGTAGAGTTCGTGGATAGTGATGGAGCAGGGGATATAAGAACCTTTTTCAACCTTGTCCACACATCCGAACAGGCACAAACTATTGGGCATCGCCAACTCAAGACGTTCCTTGCCGCCGCAGCGCACCCTAATCCAGATAAGCCGGGGGATGTTGAAACTATTAATGGTTTAACATGCCGCATCACAGTTGGCATGGGCAAAGAATGGAAAGACCGTGATGGCAATGCTCGCAAGAATACGGAAGTTAAGCGTTGGTTGCCTGTGGGTGAAGTTGCCCCCCAGAAAAAGGCGGAGAAACTAGATGACGAAATCCCATTCTGAGGAATTTTCATTTAAGGACCTTAATCAACTCCTAGACCCAAACAACTGCCTTGAAATTACACAGGCTATAGACGACGGCTACGACTCTGAGCCGCCTCAAAAGGCCCGGAACTATATAGGTGCTAGTAATATAGGGCATCCATGCGATGCCCTTCTTTCTTTCTCTCTTAGGGGGTTCCCAGAGACTTCCCCTGACGCCCGACTTAAAAGAATTTTTAAGCTAGGTCATATCTTAGAAGACGTAGTTATAAAAGATATGAAGGAAAAGGGTGACATCAGGGTATGGGAAAAGGATGGCCTAACTGGCAGACAACACGCTTATAACTTATTTGGTGGGCATGTTAATGCCCACCTAGATGGGCACGTCGAGATACAGAATACAAAGACTCAATACTCAGAGATATCTGTCTTAGAAGTTAAGTCTATGAACGACGCGTCTTGGAAAAAGTATAAGAAATATGGCGTACGGAAATCTCACCCAAGGTATTTTGCCCAGTGTCAAATGATGATGGGGATGTCTGGGCTTGGGAAAACTTTATTCATTGCCTACAACAAGAATGACTCTTCATACTGGATTGAAGTGCTTACCTTTGATGAACTTGAGTATGCCAATTTGATGGCACGGATTGAGGTAATCTTTGCTAACGAAGCGACAAAAATATCACACGACAAAACAGACTGGAGATGTAAGGGCTGCTTTAAGAGGGGAGTTTGTTGGGATGATGACCCCGTACCAGTAAGTTGTGAGACATGCCAACACGCACAGCCAAAAGAAAATGGAATTTGGTTTTGCAATGAGCATCAAAAAGAGGCTACAAAGGCTTGTAAAGACTATGATTTATATAGGCCGTTGCCACTATGAACAGCCATTTAGAGGATCTCAAGTCTGAGATTACAAGACTATTTGTAGCCAAGTCTAAGGTCATCAAGATCGAAAACGAGATGGCAAGTATCAATGAGCATATGGAAGAGATACACGACGACAATGGTGAGTTGGTTAGGGCGATAGACAAACGTAGACATTTACGTGAGAAACTTAGTGTCGCTCGCACTGATGTAGTAACCCATGAATATGAGATTAATACTATTAGAGCGGAATTAGATTATGCATAGAAATGATTTCCTAGACAAAGCCTCCAAACTAATCAATGGCCCACGGGCAGAAGATTATGGCGACGTCTTGGAAAATCACGAGCGTATAGCCAAAATATGGTCGGTAATTTTAGGCTGCAAAGTTAGTCCAGCACAAGTTATCCTCTGTATGACAGGAGTGAAGATAGCAAGGCTAGTAGAGAAAAACGACAGTCAGGATGGGTGGACTGATATCATTGGGTATGGCGCCCTCGGCGGAGAAATCACTTCTTCTCCTGAGGCGCCCGATCCCCAAACCACCAAGCTATCGACATACCAGTCAAGTAAACACACTGATTTGCGATCTCAATAACCATTGTACTTTCCCATGTCCAGACGATTGAGGCCGTAAGCCCAATCAACATGACGGTCAGGGTTGGGCGCACGAGACGAAGCACCGAAGACACCCACATATAGGTAGTCCCAGACGATATGTCGTGTCTATAGGACTCTTTACGAACAGCCCCAGCCACTTTGTTCTGGACTATCACGCTCTCTGCCTCAAGTTCGTCTGCGTGTATGCGACCTTGGGCCTCAAGTATGGCCAATTCATGCGTGAATTCCAGAGCCATATTCTTTCGTTTTTCTCTGGTTTCCAGCCACCCGAATACCTTACCTACGATAGACCCGAACAGCCCAGTTGCGCCCCCGAAGAACGCGGAGAGTAGAAACTCCATCACCACCTCGCTATTGTGCCTCTGTCATCTATATGGATAAACGTACTGTACGTGCCTATCCCACCGAATCCCACGTCTTCAGCTGCCTCTACAATAGCCTTTAGGGGCGTGTCCGCAATCACATCGAAGGCTGTCGACGCCCGGACGTCTGTTGAGCGATGCTGACTGAAGGGCGCGCCCCCGACACGAGCATTGTGCAGCGGACACCGCGCTGCCGACAACACCGTCACCGGCTTTCTTATTCTTAGACGCAGATCTTGCAGCTTGTCTAGCGCGGCATTCGCAATGTGGGCTATTGGTTGTCCCTTGGCTGAGAACGAGCATGTTCCATCACATCCTTTGCATCTTAATTCGGACCATCTGAAATTTGGTCTTGCCCAGATTATCGAAGAGTACCTCTGTTTAATTTCCATTTGCCACTGCTACTAGATTTTTCTTTTGCTGGAGGAAGCACTGCGTCTACCATATTCTCACGCGTAAATCTATTTTGGCCAACAAATGGGACACGGCTTGCTACCTCTCTTAGCGCCTGTCGTCGTTTGCCGGGTGGCCCTTCTGTTCCTTCTATACCTAAGTCCAGCAAGCCAGCGCCTGTGTTCCACGCTGATCCTAGCAAACCAACGGAAGGCCCACCTAATGCTCCCAACATTCTTAATGTGCCATAAGCGCCGTCGTCTGCACTTTCAACACTTGAATGTATCATGTCTCCGAACAACCCAAATCCACCCAGTAACGCGAATCCCATTAGATAATGACCAATATACTTGTCTACATCCGTACCGTGGTATTTAGGATTATAACCAAAAGCCGACATGAAAGCCTCGGCACCTCGCCCAGCCATAGTCTCACTAATCCTGTGCGCTCTGGTTTCGGCGCTTCTGTTGTCTTCGCCTCCCCGGAATTGGATAAAATCTTTAGCGGTGTTTGCCGCTAGGCCACCGGCTGGGCCTAATGTAAACAGAAGTCCTACTCTGGCAGGGTTGCCTACCCCTCGCACACGATCAGGGTCCTTCAATTTCCACCAACCCATGTCATGCCCAAAAAGTTTTGTGTCGTTTACCAGAACTTCATTGACTAATCTTCCCATCATCAACGGGAATGTTTTTAACTGGGCTACCAGTGCCATAGTAGGAGTCTGTGCCCAATGAGGAACATCATTTGCGTTCGGCACAAATGTCGCCTCCTTGGAAAACTTTATCATGGCCTCGGCAAACAATTTATGGTGGGCGCCACCATCAGGCAAACTAGCATCTGTCGTCGCCGCTATTAAGCCTGACTCTAGGCCATCAAGTGAAATGTGCGCCTTAGGGCCAGAGGGTAAGTATTCCTCCAACCCATAGACCCGTAGAAATCTCCTTGCTACTTTATATTTTCTTGATTGCTTTGAGTCTGGAAGACCCGGCCTGTACTGCGCGTTGGCTATTCTTTGCTGTGCTTTAAATGATTCGTAACCAATAGCGGCGGATACCTTCGACATAAAATCTGTCCAAGGTGTAAGCAGGGTGGCGTTGTGAAAGGCGGTGCTTAATTTACCGTCTGTTGCCCCATATCCGTAGACCATTCGTTCATGGACTATATTCTCAATGGCTGTGCCAGTATTTCGGAACATGGTTCTGTAGTCTGAATCAGTGGCGTATCTTCTCCATGCTTTTAAGGCAGACCCCATGCTTCCAGATCTAATAACAGGAAGAATAACATCCGCCATAGACGTAAACATCGTGTATGACAGCAATGTAATATTATTAAATTGTCTAATGGCTCTCGAAGCCTGCAATCCGGGCTTGCCTAGCGCCCCAAGCACTGGTTTTTTGTTGTAAACCGACATCATATTATCAAGGTGATCATAATGAGTGCTGTTGATTCTTTTGAAGAGATGTCCCTCAGGAGTCTTGGAATCGTCCAAGGCGCCTAAGATTGCTTCCATCCGAACTTCATATGGCTTGGGTAGTTTGCCACCACTAGATGGGATCAGAGTTTTTTCACCAAGTTCTCTTAATAAGAATTCTGCACCCGGTCGGCCCTCTCTTAAATGAGTATCAATGATATCATTGACCCATGCCTTTTGTTGATCCGGGGAAAGACGTCCATCGGAGAATGGCATCTGAGTAGTAAGTGTCATCATTACTGGAGAATGACCGCTCTCTCCAATGTAGTCACCAGTGTCTTGGTCAAAAGTTATTCGTTCCCCTGTCGACGCTGTTTTCCTGAATACTTTATTAGCAGTTAGTAGCCTGTGTATTGCCTCTTTCCCGCCTGACATAACTGATTGGTAATCATTTAGGCCATGAGTATTCATTCCGAATTTGTCTACCATTAAATATCTACGCGTAGACGCTTCAAAATATTTGGTAAGGATAAAATCTAGGTCACCCTCAAGGAATGGCTCCAAGTCTTTGAGAGCCGAAGGGTGTTTGTCTAAGTGTATAATTCTACTGAAATCTATGTTCTCAGCGGCAGATGACGTCTTGGCATGCTCTGGGAATATGATGCCGTCACTGGTGTCTTCCTGAAGTCTGTTTGCCACCGCACGGGCGCTGGCTTCAAGCCCCTCTCGACTGGACTCATCTACTTCAATCCCCTTGGCCAGCCTCTCTATTGTGAAATAGCGGACTAATGCGTCTATAAATTCAGGGGTGTTTGCCTTGATAGCCTCTCCTCTCCAAATTTGTGGGAAATACTTATCTCCTCTGTCGCCCATCCATTGCCCAGCGGCAACAAGAGCCTTGCGTTCGTTAATAAACGCAGCCTGAATAGATTCTGCGACATCTCTTTCCTTTGTTGTGAGAGACTTGAATTGCCTGCTATCGTTTCCACGTCTAAGCGCCCTTACAATTCTTCCCCAGCTTTCGGGTTGACCCACAATCTTACCAACAGCCCGGCCCGCGGCAGATCTACCAAAGCGGCCTAATGTCCCAATCTCCCCTACCTTAGACCCCCATCTTTGGGCAGCATTTTTGGCGTCAGGCAATTCCTGCAATTGATCCTTTAGCTTGAAATATATACTGGCGAAACGTCTATGGTGCTGCGGGAAAAATCCACCAAACCAATCAGCTGCCCAATGGAATCCGTCCCGATCCATGCGCTCTGAATTATTACGCAAGTGTATGTTGCTCAGAAGACGCACTTGTTCGACATTACCTTCTGTGAAGGGACCGCGCTTGCGCTTCCATCTATCAAGCATCTCTGCCTCTGCCGGAGGCATCCCCTCTGCTTCCAGATCGTCCGGCAAACTACCGGCGTTTCTTCCATCATTAACAATCGTGTTGTTCATATCACGACGTAAGACATCGTTCGCAGCACCTTCAAAGTCGCTGTAATAAATTCTCGCGTCACGATCTGAGAATGTAGCTGCCTCTATATGCCTTACTTGGTCGGCGTCGAATGCCACCAAGCCATGAGAACCGGCGTCTACCATACGACCATCCGAAGCACGGTACGTGCGAGAATGGAAAATAGACATGCTGTCATATCCAAATTCTTGCAGCATGCCACGAATAACCTCTGGTGGATTTGTCTTGTTATAGCGGCTTGTACTTACGCCGCCTGCAATCAATTCTTCTAATACTTCAAGTAAGTCTGCTCCCGTTATTTCCGTGTCTTGTGTGTAATCAGCGTCCTGTTCCCCACGTCGGGCCGCCGCTGACATCCCGAATAACTCACCATGAAAGTCCCTTACGTCTTCATCATCTATTATGCGGTTCTGATGTAACCAAGCCAGAGATCTCTGGATTAATGGCGCGTCACTGGCATACAGTGTATTGGCGTCAAAAGCTGCGGTGTTTACTGCCCTAACATAAGTTGGAGTTACTCTAGGCGTTATGTCTACACCCAATTCACCCATTCTTTCTTCAATGGAAGCGTCCAAATCTAGGAGTTCAGTTAATCTCGATCTTGTGTCAGAGGCATCTTCGAAAAAATTCGTAGTCGGGAAGCCTCTTCGCACATTATCTTGAAAAGCAAGTCTTGCTTGAATTTCAGAAATTTCTTGTTTGGTTTCAAAGGAGTCTTGTGCAAGTGCCAGTAACTCCTCTCTGTCTCCCTTAGTCCATCCCTTTCCGGGCTTGGACTCGGCGTTTATGGAATCAAGCAATTTGGCAGATTGAACTGGCATTGATCCTTCTGGGCTATCTTGATCCCATATATTATCCCTAAGTCTACCCGCCCTTTTCGGTTCCAAGTAAAGACTAATTCCATAGCCTCCTGATCTGTCGGGGCGACCGGCGGTGTTTGAAGAAGACATTTCTAATTCATCTACGTTGGAGAGCCTTTGGCTTCCCCAAGTATTCGCGTGGTAATAGACAACCGGCTCTCCGTTGACAGACGTAAATCTGTTGCCGGTACGTACAAAGTCTGAAATAAGTTCTCTTCGGCCATCGGACGATTCCAACAGCGAGCGTCTTGCTACCCTAGCCGCGTGTTGGTACGGAACAGTAAGTTGCCCCTTGAACGACGTATAGACTGGATCGCCTGCCGGTTTCTCAAACATATCCCCATAGAACATCATGCGGCGATACGTCTGTTTTATATCATCACGACCAATTAACCCATTAACAACGTAAGATACATATTCTACTAGACGATCAACTGCTTTATTAAGATCGCCTCTTAACTGTACATTCTCTAATGTGGTGTCAGACGAAAGTTTAAACGCATCATTTTTTGTTACGCGCTCAGAAAGATATTGCGCCCACCCCTCTACAAACCACTCTTCTGCCGCCACGTCTTCAATGGCATCGCTGGTTAACTTGGGATAATTTTTTGAAGCGCGGGTGCCAAATAACTTTCTTGAGTCTGGGCCAGAAAGTTTGAAGGCTACCCTGATGGCAGTCATCTCGTCGTCTGGGAATTGTGCAGCCCTTAAAGTAGCATGGCCAATTTCATGCATAATCTGGATAGGCGTCACTTCACCTTTATTTAAACCAATAGATAACTTCCGTAAGTCCTTTCGTAACTTGGAAAATTCAGGCCCGGTGAAGTCACTGAACACGGCAGACGGATTGCCCACTGGCTCTACCCCTGCGAGCGCAGCGACATCAGCAACGGTCATAACATTTACCTCGCCTATGCGAGACGTCGACTTACCGGCTAAATTTAACATCCTGTACAACATGGTTCTGGCGACATGCTGTATCTCTGGGTCACGGTGAGTGAGGTAGCTAAGCATAACTCTAGCACCACCAGACGCCCACTGCGGTATCCCGTCGTCTGAAGATAGACCTCTGTTGGCGTCAATTTCATTATCCACAAACGCACGCATCTCAGATATCAACGGTTGAATTTTAATTGAGTCCTTGCGCTGATGGATACGTCTGGACATTTCATAAGATAGTTGGTTAACTTTATCCCAATCCCCTTGTCTAAACGCCTCTAAGTATGACGCTTCCAATTCATGCTTCTTAGCCTGTCTTATTTCCTTGGTAATTGGAATTTGTTGTTCCTGCACCGGCCATGTTTTTGATTTCTCAAGTAGGAACAATTCAATTTGCCTGCCTTTTGGAGTGCCAACATGGTCGCCGTACTCAACAAGAAGCTCTGTCCTAGTAAGGGATTTCAATGACCGAGATGTAGCGGCGTCTACCTCTTTAGACGCAGCTGCTGGTTTTACTTTAAGCCCTTTCCTTATCTTTT